GTCCAATTTTGGAACTTGCACATAGTTTTGGCACTGGGAAAAATGGAGGCCGCATGAAGCGGGGACCAAAGCCACAAGCGACGCACCTCAAGCTGTTGCGGGGCAATCCTGGCATGGCGCTGAATCGGCTGAACTTCAACGAACCGAAGCCCGATGCGCTTGCCGATGTCCCCGGCCCGCCTACGTTTTTGGTCGGGCCTGGTGCCGAGGAGTGGCGCGTCGTTTGCGAGCAGCTTAGGCGACTTGGGATGCTGGTGAAGGTCGATTTGCCTGTGCTGGCCGCCTATTGCCATGCCTTTCAGCAATGGCGCGCGGCGGTTGATATCCTGGCGAAGATGGCGGCGGACGATCCGGTGACGCGCGGCCTGCTTATCGAGGGAAAGCCGAACCCGCTGATAGCGGTTGCGCATCGGGCTTCGATCGACATGGTGCGGTTTGCCAACGAGTTTGGGTTCACGCCGGTCGCGCGTGTACGTATTCAGGCGCCGGCGGATGGCGGCAAGCCCAGCAAGTTCGGCGAGCTTTTGGCCGACTAGGTTATGCTCGCACCTCAAGCAAAGCGCAGCGCGTATGGCAGGAAGCGCGCCGAGAATGTGATCAGTTTTATCGAGAAGCTGACGGTTCCATCCGGGACCGGGCAGGGCAAGCCGTTCAAGCTGCAGACCTGGCAAAAAGCATTCATCAAGGACATTTACGAGCCGCACATCGGGCGCCGGCGCGCGGTGCGGCGCGCGATCCTGTCGGTGGCGAGGAAGAACGGCAAGACGGCGCTGATCGCGACTATTGCGCTGGCACATTTGATTGGTCCAGAGGCGCTCATCAACGGGGAGATTTACTCGGCCGCCAACGATCGCGACCAGGCGGCGATCGTGTTCAAGTTTGCGCGGCAGATCGTCGAGAGCGAGCCTGAGCTAGCCAAAGAGATCGAGATCATCACCTCGACCAAGACCATGTTCGTGCGACGCACCGGATCGATCTATCGGGCGGTGAGCGCGGAGGCTGGCACCAAGCACGGGTATTTGCCGAGCGTGGTGATCTACGACGAGCTGGCGCAGGCCAAGAACCGCAATTTGTACGATGTGCTCGATACCAGTTTCGGCGCCCGCGAGGAGCCGCTGTTCATCGCCATCTCGACGCAGAGCAATGATCCTGAGCATATCCTCTCGAAGCTGATCGACGACGGCATGGCCGGCGCCGACCCGGCGATCGTTTGCCATCTGCACGCCGCGGCCGAGGGCTGTGACCTCGACGACGAAGCACAATGGGCGAAGGCCAATCCGGCGCTCGGCAAGTTCCGCGACCGCGAAGATCTGGTCGCCGCGGTACGCCAGGCCAAAAGAATGCCGGCGCACGAGCCGAAAGTCCGCAACCTGTTTTTGAATCAGCGGGTGGCGCCGGTCGCATCGCTGATCTCGCGCGCCGAGTGGATGCTGTGCGCCGGGCCGGTCGAGCTCGCCGACCAGGAGGAGGTCTATCTATCGCTCGATCTCTCGAGCGTCGTCGACCTGACCGCGCTGATGGTCGGCTCGGTATCTGATCCGCTGCGCGTCGTGCCGTATTTCTGGAAGCCAACCGATCATCTGACCGAGCATTCCAATCGCGACTTCGGTAGCGGCACGCACCGCTACCAGCAATGGGCGGAGGCCGGGCATCTGCGGCTCTGCCAGGGCAAGACGATCGATCCCGAGACGATCGCGCGGTTTATCGCCGATCTGACGGTGCGCTACCGCGTCAAGGGCCTCGCGTATGACCGCTGGCGCATTAACGATCTGTTGCGCGAGTTCGATCGCGTCGGTCTGCAGGCTTACGAGGACGGCGAGAAGGGCGGCGACGGGCTGCGCCTCGTCCCTTGGGGCCAGGGCTTCAAAGATATGGGGCCGGCGATCGATGCGCTCGAGCACGTTGTGATGGAGCGCAAGCTCGTCCATCCGGGCAATCCGATTCTGAATTGGAATTTCGCCAACGCGGTCGCAGTGCTCGACCCGGCCGGCAACCGCAAGCTCGACAAGGACAAGGCGCGGTTCCGCATCGACGGCGCGGTGGCGCTTGCCATGCTCGCCGGATTGCGGGCACGCGATTGCCGAGCAAAGCCTGTCGATATTGAAAGTTTGATTGGATGAAACCAACGGAGAATAAACCCATGAAGCGACTTCTTGCTGCGACCGCCGTCCTGGCGGCGCTTGCCCTGCCGGCGGCTGCCAGCACCGTCCTGCTGGGCGGTCAGGCTTGGGACACCACTAATTCCGGCAGCCTGAGCCTCGGCAACGTGGTGCCGGCCGGCAATCAACCGCAGAACGCGCCCTGCGTCATCTGCGGCGCGAACCAGCCGCAGCAGCCAGCGAACTTCGGCTATAACGATTACAGCAACAACGGAAGCGTGTCCTCGATCACCGCCTTTTCCGATCAAGGCAACGGCGGCCGCAACACGCTGGCCGACAACACCTTCGCCACCGGCTACACCGTCGGCGCGGGCAGTCCGTTTCTGGCTTTCCTGTTGCTCAACGGCGACACCAGCCTCGGTTTTAGCATCGGCGTCGATGTCAACGATACCAACTCGCCGCAGACGTTGAATTCGTTTTTCTTCCTCGACTTCACCACGCATACCGTGCTGGCGTCCTTTACCGGCGGCACCACCGGCAACGTGCCATCGAAAAACAACGGCACCGGCTTCCCGGACTACTCCATCACCGGCGCGCTGCTCAATCTCAACGACGTTCATGTGGGAGATACGATTGGCTTTGTGGCTCTCATGTCAGGGTTGAACGACGGGCCGGACTCGTTCTTCATCGAGGCGGCACCGGCGGCAGTCGTGACCCCATTGCCCGCGAGCCTGCCGTTCTTCGCCGCCGGTCTTGTTGGTTTGATTGGTCTGGTGCGCAGGAGGAAGTCCAACCGGATCGCGTAGGCTGACGTTGCTTCCCGCTCCGTCAGCTCACAGGCCCGCCGGGATGATACCGCCATCCATCGGCATCCCGCCCGGTGGGCCACCATGACTGGACAGCCATGATTCCTCGGGATGCCGGGGCGAAGGCTTGGCACCATTTCTACAGCACCAGTTATTGGTTGCGTCGGCGGCAGTTGCAGTTGACCGCGCATCCGCTCTGTAAATTCTGCACTGACCGCGGCGCGGTCACCCGCGCAACCGTGGTCGATCACGTCAAGCCGCACCGCGGCGATTGGAATAAATTCTGTCTCGGCGAGTTGCAATCGCTCTGCGCGAGCTGTCACGACCGCTGCAAACGCTTCATCGAAACCCGCGGCCACAGCATCGAAGTCGGCGACGACGGCTGGCCGATAGACCCCAATCATCCGGCGAACAGGAGTTGAGCCATGGCGCTTGCAATTGTGGATGGGCCGACCATTAAGGCCGGCGAGTCGCTTTCCGACGGCGCCGACTGCTCGGGCGGAACCATCGTGCGGATCACGATCCCGCAAGAATTCACGCCGGCCAATCTGACGTTCGAGGTTTCGAGCGACGGCAACCTCTACAACGCTCTGTTTACGGCGGACGGCGGCGAGGTCACGGTCGCGGCTCGTCCGAGCACCGGCATCGTGGTTTCCGAACGTTGGACGAAGTCGATCGGCTTCGTGAAATTCCGCTCAGGCTCGCGCAGCCATCCGGTCGCGCAAGCCGTGGACTGCAAATTCGCGATTGCTGTCGAGACCATCCCGGCGGCGTAGCTGGAAATGAGGAGACATGCCATGGGTATGCGCCAGCGCCAAGGCGATCTTTATCCCGATCTCGACGAGTCCTACATCGATTTCATGAGCCGTTGCGGCGACGAGCTCGGCGACCAGGATGTCTGCCAATTGATCTGGGAGGATGCTTGGGACGAGGACAAGGGCGCTGCCAAGGACATCTGCTTCAAGACCCATGCCGGCCAGGTCAACGGGTTGGAGTTCGTGTTGTCGGACGAAACGCCCGACCGCATGGACGATGTCATCATGGCGGATTCCTGGGATCTGGCGTCGTTCCAGAAAAACCCGATTGCGTTGTTCAATCACAACAGCAACGCGCCGATCGGCAAGTGGACGCGCGTTCGCGTCGTCGACAAGCAGTTGCGCGGCCATCTCGAGCTCGCGCCGGCCGGCACCAGCGATCGCATCGACGAAATCCGCAAGCTGATCGACGCCGGCATTCTGCGCGCCGTCAGCGTCGGCTTCCGCCCAAAGGAATCCAAGCCGCGGCCGGAATCCGATTACGGCGTGTTCTTCACCAAGGCTGAATTGGTCGAGACCAGCCTGGTCTCGGTGCCGGCAAACCCGAATGCGCTGGCCATCGCCAAGTCGCTCAAGATTTCGCCCACGACCATCGATCTCGTTTTCGCCGGGAAAGGCAAAGGACGCGAGATCAGGCGGCGCGGGCTCACCGGCGGGCAAGCCGATACGCTACCACGATTAAGAAAGGGCGCGACCATGTCGCTCGCTCAGAAGATCAAAGAGAGAGAAAATCTGATTCTCGAAAAAACCGGCAAGCTCGATGCGCTGCACGATGCCGTCGGCGATGGCGACTATCCCAACGATCTGCTCGAGACGGTGCAAAAGGCAAACGCCGAGATTGCACACGACAAGGAAATCCTGGCGACGCTGCGTGATAGCGAGCGCAATCTCGCCATGACCAGTGATGACGGTGGCCGCGCGGTGGTGACAACCAAAAGCAATGGCGGTTACAGCGCAGCGCAACTGCCAGCGCGGCCGTTCGGCGTCGAACGGAAAAAGCTCGATCCGATCGATCTGTTTTGCCGCGCCGGCGCCTTGAACCTGGTAGCACATCACTTGCGCAAGTCGCCGATGGAGTTCACCCGCTCGATCTTCGGCGACGATGAACCGCTCAAGGCGGTGGTCGACTGGCAAACCAAGGCGGCCTCGGCCGCCGCCATGACCACGGTCACTGGATGGGCGAAGGAGTTGGCGCAGCAGATCGTCGTCGACTTCATGCAAATCCTCATGCCGGCCTCGGTATTCGGCCCGCTGTCGAGCATGGGCCTGTCGCTTGGCTTCGGCCGCAATGCAAAAATAATCATCCCGACGCGGTCGAGAACCCCGACGATCGCCGGATCGTTCGTCGGCGAAGGGTTGCCGATTCCGGTTCGCCAGGGAGCATTTACCTCACTCTCCCTGACGCCCATGAAAATGGCGGTCATCACGACCTGGACCAGGGAGCTCGACGAGCATTCGATTCCGGCGATCGAAGGGCTGTTGCGCGATGCCGTCGTCTACGACACGTCGGTTGCGATCGACTCCGTTCTGCTCGACGCCAACGCGGCGACGACGGTCAGACCTGCCGGCATCCTCAACGGCGTAGCTGGCCTGACGCCCACCGCTGGCGGCGGCTTTGCCGCTCTCACCGGCGATATTAAGCAACTGTCGGGCGCTCTGCTGACCAGCACGCTTGGCAACGTGCGCAAGCCGGTCTGGTTGCTCAACCCGCAACAGGTCAACAGCGCGTCGTTCGCCATCGCCACCGGCGCGGGCGTGTTCCCGTATCGTGACGAGATCGGCCAAGGCCGCCTCGGCGGTTGGCCGTTCATCCAGTCCGGCACGGTGCCCGCAGGCACGGTCATCGTCATCGACGCCGCCGACTTCGTCGCCGTCACCGGTGACGGGCCGCGGTTCGAGATCAGCGACCAAGCAACTCTGCACATGGAAGACACCTCGCCGACAGACATCTCAACGACCGGCACGCCGGCCGTTGTGGCGTTCCCGGCCAAGAGCATGTTCCAAACCGACATGCTGGCCTTGCGCATGATCATGCCGTTGACCTGGGCGATCCGCCGCACCGGCACCATTGCTTGGCTAACCGGAGTGACATGGTAATCTTGCTTGCCGGTTAACTTGGTAACAAACCCACAAACGAAGGAGTCCACCGTGACCGATACCGAACAGATGACGGCCGCGAAAAAGAAGCTCGCCGACGAGCGCGCGGCACGCGACAAGGCAAACGAGCAGCAGGCCAAAACGGCTGGCGCAATCAAGCCCACGCCGACGCAAGAAGAAAATGACATGGCCGCGATGGGCGTCCACGTCCTCGAGCACGAGCACGATGGCAGCCCGGACCCAAATGAGGCGCAGACCAAGCAGGCCGAGGCCGGCAAACGCGGCAATTATCAAACAAGGACTGCGACACCGTCGACATGAACTTTCGCGGGTTTCTGGCCCGCGTCGCGGGCCAGCTCATCGGCAAGGGTGAAGGCGATTACCGGCCAGGCCCTTTCTATCTACCAGTCACCGGCGGGTGGTTGCCCGCCGGCGTCGCCGACAACTGGTGGCAGCAGGGCTACACGCCGACCAGCCTCGGCACACAATCGGCGATGGTCGAGGCCTGCGTCTCGGCCTACGCCCAGACCGTGGCCATGTGTCCCGGCGATCATTGGCGGCTCAACGGCAAAGGCGGACGCGAGCGCGTCAAGTCATCGTCGCTCTCGCGTTTGCTGCGCCATCCGAATGACTATCAGTCGATCTCGGACTTTCTGCTGAACGCAACGCGCTCGCTCTACCTCGAGGGCAACACCTATGCGCTCGGGCTGCGCAATTCGCGATTCGAGATCGACGAGCTGCATCTGATGGACCCGCTGATGTCGCATCCGCGGCTCGCCAGCAATGGCGAGATTTTCTATCAGCTGCACGGCAACCAGGTGATCGATAAACGGCTCGGAGGCGAGCCGCTGATCGTGCCGCAACGCGACGTGCTGCACATCCGGCTGCACACGGTGCGGCATCGCTGGCCGGTGCCGTTGATCGGCGAAAGTCCGATCGTCGCGGCCTATAGCGATATCGGCGTCAATAGCGCGATCGCGCGGCAGCAGCTTGGATATTACCTCAACGAGGCGCGGCCATCGGCCGTGCTCTCGACCGACCTCACGCTCGACAAGGACCAGCTCCAGGCGCTACGCGACCGCTGGAACGAGCAGGCCAAAGGTCTGCACCAGGGTGGCACGCCAATCCTCACCGCTGGATTGAAAGTTCAGCCGTGGGCGGTGAGCGGCAGGGATGCCTCTACCGCCGAGATGATGAAACTTTCGAACGAGCACATTGCGCTCGCGTTTCGCATTCCGCTGCAGATCCTCGGCCTCGGCGGCTCAACCTTTTCGTCGACCGAACTGTTGATGCAGAGCTGGAAATCATCGGGTCTCGGCTTCGCGCTCAATCATATCGAGGAATCGATCGGCCTGCTGTTCGATCTCAAAGGCCAGCCCGACGAATATGTGGAATTCGACACCGACGCGCTGCTGCGCTCGGCGATGAAGGATCGCATCGAAGCGCTGGCGCAGGGCGTGCAAGGCGGGATTTTCGCGCCGAACGAAGCGCGCAACCTCGAAGGGCTCGACCGCGTCGAGTTTGGCGACGAGCCGCGCGTCCAGCAGCAGGTCGTTCCGCTAAGCCAAGTCGGGAAGATCCCGGCTGCGCCGGCGGCGCCGCCGCCTCCCGCAGCGCCGCCGGCTCCCGCAAAGCCACCGCAAAAGGCCAACCGCGATGACATTGCACGAGAAGTCAGAAGCCTATTTGCCAGTGCCGACCGGATCGGACGACGACGCGCTGCTTCTTGATGCCTGGCGCGAAGCGCTCGCCGAGGTGCTCGATACCGAGCGCCGGCAATGGCAGCGCCAGCGCGAGCTGATCGAGGCGCAGGCCGCAGCGACCATCGCCGAGTTGCGGGCAGTCGTTGCCGAGTTGCGCGGCGAGGTCCGGCAGATGGTCGCGGATGGGCTCAACGGCGCGATCCTGCTGCCGCCCGAGCTGGCCGGGCAAGTCGCAAATGCGGCGCGCCAATTGCAGGAGCCGATCGCGAGCGAGCGCCCATCAAAGGTCTTGCGCATCGAGCGGGACGAGAACG